CTTAAATTGGTATCCAACTCTCTAGCCCTAACATCATCTCATTAAATGGCCTATCTATGTTGTGAATGATATTTAAGTGTAAGCCCTTTTTTAAAGTCATTGCTATTGCAAACATCCACTTCTTGCCAACCTCAACATCTGCCGCCATATCTTCCATTGGCATATCGCTACACATAAAAACTGGTTCAAGTGACTTTGAAAGAACAGTTGCTTTGAAAAAATCTAATTCACCTTTTTTCATTTCTTCTAGTCCATAATAATTTCTAGAACCAGATTTATAAAAAGGAACAAAAGGAACTTTCATTTCATCAAAATGAATTGCTTTAATATACTCATTAAGGTCAAAACTATCTAAGTTATTTAGAAAATCGTTAATGTAATTATGTGTAGGAGTAGAATTAGTAGAAAGCCATTTTGCTAATTTTAAAAGATAATTGTGGTTATCTTTTAAATCATCTAATTTGCAATTAATAAGCATAGAAACAGCTTTTTGGTCATCATCAGATTTGTATTTTGTTACAACATAGTTACATACTCCATCAATAAAGTTTTTAGGCTTAGAAGGTGTTCTACTGCCACTTCTAATTTTAGAAACAAAAGAGGCATCATAGCTAATAAACCTAGATAAATCTGCAATATTTATATTTAAAATCGAAATAAGCTCATTGAAATTTTTACTTAATTGTTCAAAATCAATAACAATATCACTTAAAGTTAATACTAAACCATTATAAATTTCTTCCTTAGATATTTCTATTTTTCTGCTAATTCCAATTTGGTATAGACCATTAGCTAAATGTTCAATTTGTTTACCTTTAATATTTGGTGTTCTCTCACCATTACGATATCTACTAATAACAGTAGAAGAGAGGCCAGATGTAGCTACCAAATCACTAGAGGAACATTTTAAATTTTTCATATAATTATTTAATTGTTCTGCAAATGTCATAATTAATCACCTATCTTAATATTTTTTACATATTATACTATACCACAAAATTATGTAAAAAACAATTACCAAATTGGCACGGGAAATTTGGTAGAAAAAGTGAAAAGAATAAATGTATATGATATAATATATTTTATAAATAAAGAAATCGCTACAAATTAATGGTTGTAGCGATTTTGTGTTACTAACGTGTTATGAACCACATAGCTTTAGATAGGTTACTTTTACGTTTTTCTTTGCCAAATAATTAACTTTTTCTATGGTTTCTCGAAGTTCTTCAATAGATTTTTTAGTATAAGTATCTAAACCGGTATCTCCACTTCGGTGACCGATTATTCTATCAATACAAAGCTTTTCGTCTTTTCTGCAAACTCTATCTAATTCAGAACGCAAAGTTTTTCTAGCATCGTGAGTTCTATGTTGAGAAATTCCTATTTCTGATAATTTTTCGTGGAATAAGGCAGTATAATCTGCATAGGTTATCCTTTTATTATCGATCATAAAAAGGAATTTATTATTTTTATTGTAATATCTTTTAATAATATTCTGGATAGCACTATGTATAGGGACAATTCTATTTTTTCCGTTGGAAGTTTTTAATCCACCTATTAAATACCATTGTTCTAAATTTATATTTTCTGTTTTGGTAAATAGAGCCTCTTCAATTCGCATACCAGTATATAATAAGAATAAAAGTATATCTATTACAATATTTCCTTCATTTTCCCATAAAATAGCAATTTCCTCATAAGTAAAAGGTACAGACTCTCTTTTATTGTTGTTGTAGTAGGTATCATTTAATTGAATTAAATCAGCATATCCCTTTACAATAATATCTTGTTCTAATGCGTATGAATCTAATTTTCTAAATAAATTTGTTAATCCAGACATTGTGCTGGCACCACCATTAGTGTTTTTTATTATATCTAAAAAGTCGTCTTTTTTTAGAGAAACATAAGGTTTATCATATAAGGATTTACATTTGTTATAAGCACACATAAGGGAAGATGCTGTTGATGCTCCTAATTTACCCTTTGCTTTGATATGGGTTTCTTTTTCTTCTTTAATTTCTTCTTTTGTTGGCATATATTTAAATTTAAAATCTTCATATACTTGGGAAAAGGTATATTCTAATTTATTTATATCAATATTTCCTTTTGCTCTATTATATTTTATTCTTAATTCTTCTGCATCTAATCTTTCAGCAAAATATTTTTCGCCATTTTCATTAGTAAGAAATTTAGGTATAGGATGTCCTTTTTCGTTATATCCTACTGTTATTTTAACTGCATAGGGTCTTCTTCTATTTTTACCTAGAAAAACAACCGATCCAGTTCCATTTGCATTCTTCATAAAAAGCCTCCTTTTTTTTATGTTTTTTTATTTTAAAACACTTGAAAAATGAAGACTTCTTTTATATAATATAAAAGTAATCACTTTTCAAAAGTGTTTGCGTTTCCGATAATGTGGTGTTCTGCGAAAAACTTACACATTATCGGTTTTTTTAATATTCATATTTAGGTCGTATTAACATCCAAATAATCCATAATCCACCAGTACAACATATCAATATAAGATCCAATAATAAAGAATATTTCTTTTTCACTTTATTATTAGGATTTGATGCAACAGCAGAGGAAGAAGAACTATTATTGATAATAATAGGTTGTTCTTTAGATTTATTCATATTTTGAGTTGCTACACCACAATGGATACAAACGGCAGCATCGTCATTTATTTCTGCACCACATTTTGAACAATACATAAAAATACCTCCTTTTATTTAAAATAACTTTCATTTTGAACTTTTACTACTTTTCCTAATATTTTAATATCATTCTTTTGTAATTTTTCATAAATAGGTTTATTCATACTCATTACATATAAATCTATTCCTTCTAAAGTTTCAATTACTTTTGCTACTGTTAAAAGTTCATTTTTTACACAAAGCAAATAAGTTTCTTTATTAATGTAATAATCTTCTTTTCTAATAATAGCAATATCTCCAACTTGAAGAAGAGGAGCCATAAAATCGTCAGAAGACATATAAGCAAAATAATTCTCATTTTCATTTTCAGTTTTAAAAGGAATTGTACCTATAATATTTTCTTTTGAAAAAATATGATGGATATTATTAATTTTAATTAATGGAATTTCGTTGTTTGATATAGTTGTATTAGAATTATATATATCATTAAAAACAAAACCAGAATTAATAATTGTATCATAACTATTATTTTCAAAATATCCACATACTTTCATTAATGTAACATAGTCAACTGTTCCTTTTGAACTTTTAGCTAATCTAAATAGGAATTCGTGGCTAGGTGGTTGTTCATATTTCATATTTATATATTTTGAAATATAAGTTCTATTAATATTGGATAATTTTGCGAACTCTCTTTGATTTTCATAAAGAGCACTAATATCTTTTAAAATTTTACTAAATTCTTTTTTATCAAACATAAAAAAATTCCTCCTCCAAACATATTATAATACAAGGCTTTGAAAAAACCAATAAAAAAAGTTAAAAAAATTAACCAAAAGTATTGACAAAGTATTTTTTTAATTGTATATTAAATATGGTTAAAAAAATTTACCAAAGGAGGCGATGGAATGAAAGTCAATATTGAAGGACTAAAGAAACTAATAAAAGAGAGATTTAGAGGAAATCAAACGTGGTTTGCAGAGGAAATAGGGGTGGACAGTACATATTTAAGTTCAATACTTAATGAAACAAAGAAAGCAGAAAGTCCTAAAGTATGTAATGCAGTAATAACATATTGTGAAAAAAACAACCTTAATTACAGAGACTATGTAACCATAATGTAATTTTTTTTACTTCAAATGGTTAAAAAAATTAACCGAAAGGAGAGCAAAAATGAAAAAAATAAAAAATCGCAGAACACCACAAATAATCGGAAGGAGGAAAATTTTATGAGAAAATCTACTGATGTTAGGAACAGAAACACATTAACTATAAAAGAAACAACAAAATTACTAAATAAGAATGACCAATATGTAAGATTAGGATTACAGCAAAACAGATTCTCTTTTGGTAGTGCAGTACAAAAGGAAACTGGACATTGGAGTTATCACATAGTTAAATCAAAAGTTTGTGAATATTTAGGAATGTCAATAAAAGAGGCAGAGGAGGTGCTTATTAATGCGAATAGTTAATAAAAAGAGATTTATAACTGCAATAGGAGTGATAGCAATAATTATTTTAATAATAATGATGTTAATAAGTGCAGCAGTAAAGGATATGCCAAAATATGAAGAAAATCATAAAACTATTTATGTATCAAAAAATGAAACATTATGGAGTATTGCAGAAGAATATAAAAAACCAAATCAAGATGTAAGAGAATATATATATGAAATAAAAAAAATAAACGATATGGATAATTCAATTATATTTGAGGGACAAGAATTAATAATTATTGTATATGAGGAGGTAAAATAATGATCCAGTATTATCAAGAATTATTAAATGAATGTATAGACCTACAAGAACATTATAAGATTTTACATATATTTAAAGAATTATCAAAAAGAATGAAAGGGGTGAGTAAAGATGCCAGAATTACAAGAACTACAAGAAGTAATAAAGTTGAGAGATAAAGAAATAAAAGATATAAAAAGCAGTTTAGCTGATGTTTTACAACTGATAAGAGATTTAGTACAAGATGTTAATTCAGATAATATTGATGTTAAGAAAAGACAAATATCAGAATTAGCAACTAATACAATTTACGATTTAAGAAGAGACTTGTTAGAAGAAAAAATAATAGAACTACCTACAACCGACCAAAGCGATAGATAGTTCATAAAAAGAATTTAAATAAGTTCTTCTTGCAATTATTTTACTATAAATTTACGCAAGAAGTCAAGAAAGGGAGAATTAAAGATGCAAATAAAATTAGTTAAATTAAACATTAAAAACTTTAAAGGCATTAAAGATTATACAGTTGATTTCCAAGGTAAAAACACTAATATATTTGGTGCTAATGCTACGGGAAAAACAACGATCTTTGATGCCTTTAAATGGTTACTCTTTGACAAAGACAGTAGTGGACGTAAAGATTTTTGTTATAAAACATTAGATAGCAACAACAAGATAATACATAACATAGAATCAGAAGTTGAGGCAGTAATTGATATAGATGGAATTCAAACAACATTAAAAAGAGTAAATAAAGAGAATTGGACTAAAAAAAGAGGAAGTGTAGAGCAAACATTTACTGGTAATAATTCAGAGTACTATATAGACGATGTGCCTTGTAAATTAAAAGATTATCAAGAAAAATTAAACAGTATAATTCCAGACGAAATATTTAAAATGATAGTTGATCCAACAGAGTTTTGTATAAATATGAGTTGGCAAAAACGAAAAGAAAAATTATTTGAGATTACTGGAACTAATATATCAGACGAAGACATTATGAAAAATAATGAAGAATTACACTTATTATTAGATAAATTAGAGGGGAAATCGGTATCAGACTATAAGAAGATTATTGCAGAAAAAATAACCCTTTTAAACAAGAATATGGAGCAAATACCAACAAGAATAGACGAGGCAACAAAGAGTTTAGATAATACATCAGAAATAGAACTTATTAGCTTTGACGAATTAGAAAATAAAAAAGCAGAATATAAGAAACAAATAGAAGAAATAGATAATATATTTTTAAACGTAGCAAAGAGAGCAGAAGAAAATAGTAAATTAGTAGACACTTTAGCTATAAAGAAAACAGAATTAGCAAATTTACAAAATCGTATAGAAAATGAACAGAAAATTAAAATATCTAACAAAAAAGTAGATTTAGATAACAAATTAAACGAATTAAATAACAAATTATCTAATTTCACAACAAATATTAAGAATTTCACGGAAAAAATAAATTCATTTGAAGAACAAAGAAAAACATTAAGAGCAAAATTAGACGAGGTAAAAAAAGAATATTTCGAATTAGATAAAACAAAAGAATTTATATGTCCGACTTGTAAACAAACTCTACCAGAGGAAGAAATTGAGAAACAAATACAACAATTAGAAAATAATTTTAATGAGAATAAAAAAACAAAAATTGAAGAAATAAACAACCAAGGGAAAAACGCAAAGAAAAATCAAGAAGAATATGAGAGATGGTTAAGTGAACATCAAGAGTCAATAAAGAAAATACAAGAAGAAATAGCAAAAACAGAGATAGAAATAAATCATTTAGAGGAAGAAAGAAAACTTGCAGAGGCATCAGCTCCATTTGCTGTTGGAAACAATGAAGAATTTAAAGTCCTATGTGAAGAAGTAAACAATTTAACAAAGCAAGTTGAAAGTATAAAAAACGAAACTATTGACGAGGATCTTAAAAATAAAAAAGATGCAGCACAGAAAGAAATCGACAGTATAAATGAAGTAATTGCGAAAAAATCCACAATAATAAAAACACAAGAAAGAATTAAAGAGTTAGAACAAGAAGAACAAGATTATGCTCAACAAATCCAAGAATATCAACATTTAAAATATCTAACAGAGGAATTTGAGAAGATTAAAGTGGATACTTTAGAAGAAAGTATAAATAAAATGTTTTCAATAGTTAAATTCAAATTATTAGAAGAAAAAATAAATGGAGCAATTCAAGATACTTGTGTGGCAACTGTAAATGGAGTTCCTTTTGCAGATTTAAACAATGCACATAAGATAATAGCTGGATTAGATATTATAAATACATTAACTAAATATTACAAGGTATCTGCTCCAATATTTATAGACAATGCAGAAAGCATTGTTACTAGATACGATATAGATACACAAGTAATTAGACTTGTAGTAAGCAATAATAGTTCGTTAAGAGTGGAGGTGGAATAAAATATGGCAACAAGAGGTACTTTATTTCAAACACCAACTGTTGAGATAGACCAAAGTAGGTATGAAGAATTAATAAAAAATGAACAAAAATATGAACAATATAAAGAGGCAGTTGATCCTCAAATAAGAGAGATTATTGAGGCAACACCAATTAAATTAGAAACAAGTGTAAACGAAGAAAAGGAAAGTGAGGATAAATAATTATGAAATTAATGATAAGTCAACCAATGAGAGGGAAAACAACTCAACAAATAGAGGAAGAAAGAAAAGAATTAATAGAATTATTAGAAAAACAAGGACACGAAGTGGTAAATACAATATTTGCAGAAGAAACACCAAAAGACTGTGACACAGCATTATATTATTTATCAAAATCAATAGAGGCAATAGGCAAAGTTGATGGAGTAGTATTTATGCAAGGCTGGAATACAGCGAGAGGATGCAGAATTGAATATGAAGTTGCAGTATCTTATGGAAAATTTATAAAAATAGTGTAATTGGAGGATAAAAAAATGGGAAATGACGAATTTTTAAATTTATGTAAAGAAATAGTAGTGGACTACTTTAACAAAAATGTTGAAAAGACAGATAGAAAAACAATAACAAAAAATGATGTTTTTATAGTTTGGAGTTGTAAAACTCTTCAAAACAACAAAGCTTTAGTAAGTACAAATGTATCAGATGGAATGTATTACGAAATAACTCATAATGGAGATAAAAAGGAAATATATGTTGATGCATATAAGAAATGGGAGAATTTTGTAGTGAAAGTAAATAGGGAGGAACAAAACAATGAAAAATAAGTCAAAAGAATTTGAAGAATATGTAAATGAAAAATTTGAGGTGTCAGTTGCTAAAGATAAAGGACAAGATCATTGTCACATTCAAATTGTAGGGGAAGAAGATAACATATTAACTGGAGTTTGTTGTTTAATTGATACTTTAATTAAAAAATTAGATATAGACAGAGATAAAGTTTTAGCAGCAATAGAAGTTGCATTGGGTGAAGAAAAAGAAGAAAAAAAGAAAATTACAGTTAAAGAAATTCATATTGATGGAGAAGAAAAAGCAGAGTTAGAACAAGTTTTGAAAAAAATTATAAAGGAGGAAAATTAATATGTCAAAAGAATTAACAACGAAAACAGAATCAAAGGGATTAGCAGTACAACAAACAAATATTACAGACGAAGTTTTAGTAAAGATACAAAAATTTGAAAGGGCTGGGCAAATATTTTTTCCAGATAATTATAGTCCAGAGAATGCTCTTAAAAGTGCGTGGTTGAAATTACAAGAGGTTAAAGATAAAACGGGAAAATTAGCATTACAAGTATGTTCAAGACCAAGTATAGCAAACACATTATTAAATATGGTTATTCAAGGATTAAATCCAGCAAAAAATCAATGTTATTTTATACCTTATGGAAATCAATTAACATTAATGAGATCATATTTTGGAACAATAGCCGTAGCAAAACAATTTAGAGAAATAAAAGATGTACCAGCTGAAGTTATATATGAAGGTGACGAATTAGATTATGAAATTATAAAAGGAAAAACTATTATAACAAAACATAAAAGAAAATTCGGAAATATAGATAAAACAAAAATAATAGGAGCTTATGCAACAATAGTTTATTTTGAAGAAGGAAAAGAAGAAAGCTTAATTATGACAATAGACCAAATAAAAACAAGTTGGAAAAAGTCAAAAACAAATCCAAATTCTGCTGAAAGTGTACATTCTCAATTTACAGAAGATATGTGCAAGAGAACTGTTATAAATAAAATATGTAAATACTACATAAACACAAAAGACGATAGTAATTTAAATCTATTAAAAGAGGCATTTAATACATCTGACGAAGAACAAAAAGAGGCAGAAGTAGCATACGAGATACAAGAAAATGCTAATAAAGAAGTAATAGATATTGAAACGGGAGAAATTATAGATACAGTTCCAAATCAAGACCAGCCAGAAGTAGTTGTAACAGAAGAACAAAAAGAGGCAATGTTTCCTCCAATAAATGAAGAAGATAATAACGAAGAAACGGACTGGTAAAAATGAAATTAAAAGTATTACGGTAGCAGCTCAAAGGGGAACTGCTACCTAATAGAAACCAAAGAGGGAATATTGATACTTGATGCTGGGGTTGACTTTAAAGAAGTACAGAAAGCATTAAATTTTAATTTTAGGAATGTATTAGGAGTTTTAGTAACTCACGAACACAAAGATCATTGCAAATATTTAACCAATTTTGCATTAAATGGAATAAACATATATGCATCTGCTGGGACTTTTGAAAAACTCAATTTGAAGGGACATAGATTTATATCCGTAAAAAAATTACAGCAATTCAATATAGGTGATTTTATAATATTACCTTTTGACACGCAACACGATGCACAAGAGCCATTAGGATTTTTAATACAAAATAAAGTTACTCAAGAAAAATTGTTATATGCAACTGACACATATTACATAAAATACAAATTTAATAAACTTAATTATATCTTACTAGAATGCAATTATATGTCTTCAATATTAAAAGAAAATATAGAAACTGGAAAGGTGCATAAAGCAAGATATACAAGATTATTAGAAAGCCATTTTAGTTTAGAAAATGTAATTGAATTTTTAAAATCGAACGACTTAAAAAATACAGAAAAAATTGTATTGTGCCATTTGTCTGACCAAAATTCTAATGAGGTAATCATACAACAGACAGTATCTAATATAACCGGAATAGACACAATTATTGCAAGACCGAATCTAGTTATAGAACTAGAAAAATACCCTTTTTAAGATAGGTGGTGAGTGAGTTTTGGCTAGACCAAAAAAACAAGGACTAGATTATTTTCCTTTAGACGTTAATGTAGATAATAAGATAGAAATATTAGAATCAGAATATGGGATTATTGGATTTGGTTTTATTATAAGAATGTTTCAAAAAATATATGCCAATGGATATTATTTAGAATGGAATCAATATAGTTCTGCTTTATTAAAAAAGGAAATTGGTCTTGATAAGGAAAAGATAAATGAGATTATAGATTTTTGTTTAGATATAAATATTTTTGATAAAAAATTATATTCTAAATTTAACATATTGACAAGTAGAGGAATTCAAAAAAGATATTTTTTAGTATGTAAAAGAAGAAAAGATGTTGAATTGATAAAAGATTATTTACTTATTGATCCAAAAGAGTATGGAGTTAATGCAAGTATTGAAACCGAAACACAAAATAGACGGGGTTAATGTAAACAATAATGGAGTTAATGTTGACAATAACTCAAATAATGTTTGCAACAATAAAGAAATAGAAAGAGAAATAGAAATAGAAACAGAAAGTGAAAGAGAAAGTATATTAATTAAATTAAATAAAACTAAATTAAATAATTATTTTAATTATATATATAATAATCAGCCGGACTTCGATGGGATTTCTCAAAGTCAAAAAGAGGGATTAATAATAAATATGAAACGATTAGATATTTTTATTAGTAATAGTGACACATTACAATATCTAAACGAAGAACAAATACAAGAAATCAAAATACAATATTGGGTTATAAAAGAATTGTATTTTAGCCCTTATGCAATGTATTTAAATAAACTTACTAGGGATATGTTCTTAAATAAATATTTATTAACTAAAAAATATATAAAACTTACTGACGACACCTTAACAGATTTTGTGAACTATTTTATTAAAACATTAAGAAAAGAGTTTGAGAATAATACAACGTGAGTTATAGAGATACTTTGTGCAATAAATGTTTGGGCTGCAATAAATTAGAATTACCATCTTTTCAAGGTGTATATAGTTGTAAATATGCAGTTATAGTGAAAAACGAACATAAACAAACAATTCCAATGAAGACCAAAGTAGTACACGAATCTATTAATAAAATACACAAAATATTGGGTGCATCTCCCTCTAATATTACAGAGGGAGAACAGATAAAATTATAATCGCAAATAGTTGACATAATTTCAAAAGTGAATAATTTTTTGAAACAAACACAAAGAAACAAAAGAAAGGATGGTGCAAGTGGTTGATATAGAAAGTGTTAAAGATGTTGAGAAACTTCTTTGTAATATGAAATACCTTTTCGAAAATGTTGATAAAGTAAATAGTACATTAAAGACTGATTTAAGAAATATTGAGGCAGAACAATTAGATATATTACACGAAATAGAATTAACTGATTTAAAGCCAAGTGAGATGTTGAAAGTATATAGAAAACTTAAAAAAGTAAGAAGAACAAGAAGAACAATAAAGGACAAGTTGGAGTTTATAGGGACACTAAAAGGATTTACAGATAAATACAATAATAGTTTAAAGATATACTCTGATTTAGGCACATTATTTAAAAATATAAACAATTTGAAATCTTATTGGGAAAATAGAAAATATAATCCAAGAGCAAAAAGCGAAGAGGTGGAAAGTTAAATGCAAGAACATTGGGATGTAGAAAAATATAAAAAATATTTACAAGGTAATGGTAGAAAAGTATTTGATGGAGGAAATAGGAGCAAATATGGTGCTAAAAAAACAAATGTAGATGGAATTACTTTTGATAGCAAGAAAGAGGCAGAATATTATTGTGATCTAAAACTGCAAACGGCAATAGGAGAAATAGACGGATTTTGTATGCAACCAGTATTTATATTAGCACCAAATTTAAAATACAAAGCAGATTTTATTGTATTTAATAAAGACGGAAGTTTTAAGATAGTTGATACAAAAGGATTTAAGACAAAAGAGTATATTGCAAAAAAGAAAGTACTTGAAGATAAATATAATTTAAAAATAGTGGAGGTTTAAATATGAGTTTTAGAAGAAAAGTTATAAGAAATAGATTAAAGAAAATACAAGGAAATAACAAAATTAAAAATATGTTTCATTACATACAAAAGTTAAAAAAGAGTGGAGATTATAAAAATATAAATAAGATAATGGGGTGGTAAATAGTGAGTGCTTATACAAAAATATCAATAGCAATTTCAATAGAAGTTTTTAGTTTAATGTTTATTAATTTAATTATAAAGGCATTTGTACCAGAATTCGATACTGGATATATTATAACAGCACAATTAAGTTTGTTAGTAATACAATTAATCGGTGTTATTCTTCAAAAAAAAGAACACGAAGAAGAAATGAAAGAGTTTTTTGGAAGGGAGAGAAACAGAAATGTTTGAGATTAACGATATAGTATGTTTTAGAGAAGATCATAAGTGGGTTGGTTGTATAGGATTTGTAAATGAAATTAAAAAGGTAAAAAAAGAAGACGGAACAGAAACGTTAAGATTAATGATAGGAGTGCCAGTACCACAACAAGGAGTAGCCTATATATTTGCATTAAGAGAAGAAGTGGAAAATTTATTATGTGCAACAAAATATCCTTATGAATTTGGAACAAAAGAATAAAAGGAGCAAGTATGAATAAAGAGGAAAAAAGAGCTATTAGATACATAAATAAAGATTTAAAAAAAGCAGATATGTTGGAAATGACAGTTCATACAGACAACGAAAGTGTAAGAACTGTCTTAAATTTAATAAAAAAGCAGAGAAAAATAATATCAAAGCTAATAAACATATTAGTGGAAAAAACAGATTATTGCATAAATCAAAACAAGAATTGTACATACAAACAAATAGGTAATTGTAGAGAATGTATAAAAGATAGTATTAACTGGAGGAGTTAATATGATAAGAAAATGTAGTATGTGTCGGAGATTATAAAGAGGAAGAAAAAGAATTTAGATTTATGAAGAATCAAAACAGATACAATTGTTATTGCAAGGCTTGTGAAAAATTATACATAAAAGAATATATGAGAATATATAGAGAAAGGAAAATAAATAAATGATTAATTTTATTATAGGTCTATTTTTAGGAACATTTATAGGAATAGTTTTAATGTGTTTATTAATAATGTCAAAGGATGGTGAAGAATAGTGATAGTATTACCAATAAAAAGAAAATGGTTTGATATGATAAAAAGTGGAGAAAAAAGAGAAGAATATAGAGAAATAAAGCCATATTATGACAAGAGATTAGGATATTTAGCAGTTGGAACTGGAAAAGTAACAACCATATTATTAAGAAACGGATACAACTATAATTCTCCATCAATAAAATGTAAATGTAGTGTAACAATAGGAGAAGGAAAAGAAGGATGGGGAGCAGAGCCAAACGTAAACTATTACATATTGAATATTTTAGATATATTGGAAGTTAAAGATTATGATAATTGATTTTTTTACGGGAAAAGAAGTTAAGTTTGATTATACTTGCGATAGTTGTAAGTATAACATAGGAAATAAAAAAGAAGATGGGAAAGTTTTAAAAGACGTAATATGGTGCGACAAATATATTAGTTATAGATATAAGATGGGTTGCAGCTGCAATTATTATAAATTTAAATATGAGGTGTAATATGGAAGAACAAGAATATATAGAACTGCAAAATTTATTAACAAAATTAAGGGTATTTTTACTAAAGCAAATATCTAATCCACATTTAGTTTTAAAAAGTAGGGATATGAATATAAAAATGATACGAAGTATAGATAATTTGAGAAAGAATACTCCCGTTTTAATAGAAAATAAGGAGGAAAATTAATATGGCGATAAAAAATTATACAACAACAATAAAAGCAGAAAAGACTATAACAGAGATACAACAAATATTAGCAAAACATAAAGCAAAAGCAATATTAACAGAATATGACAATGAAGGTAATGTAATGGCATTAAGTTTTAAAGTAGAAACAAAAAATGGAGATGTAGGAATTAGATTACCAGTAAATACAGATAAAGTATTACAAGTTTTGAAAAATCAAAGGAAAAATAACAGTCAAGTAAAAGATACAAAAGAACAAGCAATAAAAACTGGTTGGAGAAATATTAAAGACTGGATAGATGCGCAAATGGCATTAATAGAAACAGAAATGGTAACAATAGACCAAATATTTTTACCATATATTTTAAATAATAACGGACAAACTCTATATGAGGCATTTTCAAATAATCAATTAATGATAGGAGGAGAATAGATATGTATATAAGTCAATTTTGGTGTGGAGTATTAGCCACAATTGGTTTTGAGTTTTTAGCAATAGTAGTATATGAAATAAAACTTGAAATAGATAAAAATAAAAAACAATAGGAGGATATGTAATTATGGGTAATTGTGGAAAATGCATAAAAAAAGATGTGTGTAAATTGATAGATAATTTTAAGAAAACTAAAGAATTACTAGAAGAAACTTTGCTAAATAACCAAAATGAAGAGGTATTAAAAGCAGTAAATATGAAAATTAGTTGTAATCATTATGAAAATCCTTGCGAAACAACATTAATAAGAGCAGCAGAAGAGAAACATATACCTTCGTTATTTTAAAATGTAATATAGCATATTACAAAATTTCAAAAGAGAAGGTGAGGAATGAGTATGGAAAAGAAAATATTAAATAAATACCTAAATACAAAAAAAGAATTGAATACGACAAAAAAGGTATTAGAAAAATTAAGAGCAAAACCAAAAATGGTTGTTGATTTTGCAAAAGATTATTCAACTGGTTATCCTCATAATGTAAATATAGAGGGATACGATGTAATTACTCATTATAAAATAGAAATGTACGAGAAAAAGCAAGAGAGATTAGAGAAAGAAATTAAACCAGCATTAGAAGAATTACAAAAAATAATAGAAAGTATTGAGGATCCAATTGCAAAATCAATATTTGAGTATAGATACATAGCAGATATGAGATTTGAGGAAATAGCAGTAAAAATCAACAATTCTTATGAAAATGTTAGAAACATATATTATAGAACTCTAAAACATTTGACACAAAATGATACAAAATAAGTGATATAATATGTATAGTGATAAATGTATAAAAAAGTTCGTAAACGATTTGTTTACGGGCTTTTTAATTTACTGCGGATATAGAGAAACGGTAATCTCGCTTGGTTCATATCCAAGAGACAGTAGGTTCGACTCCTACTTCCGCTACCAAAATATAAGAGGTGCTTAAATGAATATACAAAAAATTGATATTAACAAATTAAATCCAGCAACATATAACCCTAGAAAAGATTTAAAACCAAGTGACACAGAGTTTATAAAGATTAAAAATAGTATTTTAGAATTTGGATATGTAGATCCTGTAATAGTTAACTCTGATATGACGGTAATTGGAGGACATCAAAGATTAAAAGTATTAAAAGAATTAGAGTATAAAGAAATAGAATGTATTGTTGTTGATGTGGATAAGACGAAAGAAAAAGCACTTAATATAGCATTAAATAAAATAACTGGTGAATGGGATAATGATAGATTAGAAAGCCTATTGTTAGAACTAAAAAATGAAGAATATAACATTGACTTAACTGGTTTTTCTTCTGAAGAAGTTGACGATATATTAAGAGATGTATTAAACGAAGAGGAAGAGAAATTTGATGTAGAAAAAGAAATAAAGGCAATAAAAGAGCCTATAACTAAATTAGGAGATGTGTGGATATTAGGTAAACATAGACTATTATGTGGAGATTCTACAAGTGAAAAAGATTTGAAAAAATTAGTTGGAGAATCAAGTATAAAATGTTTATTTACTTCGCCACCATACAATATGAATGCAAATCTTTATGCAACATATAATGACAATTTAGAAAGCAGAAAATATATAGATTTTAATCTTAATATTGTAAAGCTATGGAGTAAATACTTAAAAGGTTTCTTATTTTGGAATATAAGTTATAACAAGAATAGTAGATGGGAATTTATAGAGATTATATACAAAATTGTAAAAGAAACTGGATTAAGATTTATGGAATTAATAGTTTGGGACAAAGGACATGGAATGCCTATTGTTTCAAAAGAAATGCTTACAAGGCAATATGAAGATATTTTATTAGTTGGAAATGAAGAAAGTATTTCAAAAGATATGGAATTGTATTATTTAGGAACAACTGAAAAAAGAGCATATTTTAATAAAAGAAAAGGAAAAGGAATAACAAATTATTGGAGAATTTGTACAAATAACACACAACAAGAAAACCACCAAGCTTGTTTTCCAGTAGAACTACCTAAAAAAGCAATAGGATTAACAACAGATAAAAAAGATATTGTGGCAGACTGTTTTGGTGGAACTGGGACTACGTTAATTGCTTGTGAACAATTAGATAGAGTGTGTTATATGATGGAATTAGATCCAATTTATTGTGATGTAATAGTAAAACGTTGGGAGAAACTAACCGGCAAAAAAGCAAGATTAGAATAATAAGGGTAGGTGTGTGGTTTATGTGATTGAAGAAAAGAATTTAAATAAAATAAAAAAAGATTACAAAAGTGGTCTTACATACAAAGCATTAATAGAAAAATATAATATTACACGCAATGAATTAATATCTATTATTCGCAAAAATAAATGGAAAAGAAAATCAAATAAATCAATATCTCATAAGAATAATAAAAATGCCGTAGGAAATAAAGGTGGAAGAGCTCCAAAAGGAAATAAAAATGCTGTTGTTACTGGTGCGTATGAAAATATATTTGATACAGTACTTACCGAAGAAGAAAAAGCATTATATAAAAGAACTATGGAAGATAAAAGAACAGTTATTGAAAAGGAAATTAATTTATTAGAAATAAGAGAATTTCGTATGATGTCAAGAATAGCAGAATTAAAAAACAAAGCAAGTGAAATGAGCATTGTAAAAATAACTAAAAAAGTGGGAGATAAAGAAGGAACTACAACAGAAGTAGAAAGTATAATTGCACAAATACAAAGAATTGAAGTAGCATTGACACAAGTGCAAGAGGCAAAGAGAAGATATGTAGAAACATTAAATAAAATGGATAACCCACAAAGTAACAATGAAAATAGTAATGATATAAATATAAATGTTAACTCAACTACTACGTCTAATCCGTTATTAGAAAGTATAAATAGACAGTTAGGCGGTGGTAGTCTATGATAGATACACAACAAGAGGTATTCCCTTTATCAGAGAAGTACCTCGATTTTTTAAAACACGAGGCAAGTGCAGAATTTTTAGAAGGAACAACTTTTGCTGGCAAAACAACAGTAGCTGTTCCAAAATTTATGTTTAAAGTTTCTCAAAGTAGAAAAAAATTACATATACTTTCTGGACTGGATTTGGGAACAATAGAAAAGAATATTATAAATAAAGAAAATGGATTAATTGATATATTTGGAAATATGATGGAGTATAACCCAAAAGGAAAAGGTATACACTCATTACCACATATAGTCTTTAAAACACCAAATGGAGATAAAGTAATATATGTAATTGGTTATGATAATAAAGCAAGATGGAAAAAAGTATTAGGTGGTCAATATGGCTGTATAATGATAGACGAATTTAATATTGCTGATATGGAATTCGTAAGAGAAATATTTATGCGTTGTGATTATAGAATATGCACAATGAATCCAGACGACCCTAATAAAGAATGTTATACACAGTTTGTTAATTATGCAAGACCTATTGAAAAATATAGCAACGATGCTCCATCAGAATTATTAAGAATGTTAAATTTATCACCAAAGGCAAATTGGTCTTGGTGGTATTTTTCTTTTGATCATAATGCAAGTCTTAAAGAGGAAAAAAGAAAAGAAATAATAGAAAGTGTGCCCAAAGGTACAAAATTATATAAAAATAAAATACAAGGATTAAGAGGAAAGGCAACTGGTTTAGTATTTAATTTAGAGCCTAAAGATATTATTACAGAAAAGCAAGCAATATATGAGGACTGGGAAGAGAAAGAGCCTAAAATAAAACGTAATTATATTAAATTTAGTGTAGGAGTAGATACATCATATTCTAAACAGTCACACGATAAAATAACATTTGAATTTACTGGAATTACAGATAAGGGAGAATGTATTTTACTTGAAGAAGAGACCTACAATAACAAAGACAAAACAATACCATTTGCTCCTAGTGATGTTATTCCAAAAGCAGTAGAATTTGCAGAAAAATGTAAAAATAAATGGGGTTTTGCAAAAACTATATATATTGATAATGCTGATGCTGGAACTATATCAGAGGCACAAAAATATAAAAGGGCAACAGGTTGTATTTATGAATTTGTAGGAGCTTGGAAGAAAACTACAAACATTACAAGAGTTCAATTACAACAAAGTTGGCTAAAAACAGGGCATTTTAAAGTTGTAGAAACTTGTAAAAATTATATTGCTGAATGTGATGTTTACAGTTATGACGAAAACGGACAACTTGAAGATGCAAACGACCATAGCATACAAGGTTGCCAATATGCTTGGTTACCATTTAAAAAATTAATAGGTGACTGGAGTGTAATAAGAGTATTAATTAAAGAGGCTGACGATTAGGAGGTTTTATAAATGAAAATATGGGACAATGTTGTTGAAGGAGTGAGAAATAGAATGAGAAACTTTTTACAATTACAAGAGGGAGTAAATGCTCCTATAACAATTATTAAAGGAATTGATGGAGATACAAAGCTATCAAAAAATATTATTTGGTATAGAGGAGATAGTTTTGAGCTTTCGCAATTATACAGTCAATTACAAGGAAAAGAAGATACATTTTGGGGAGCTGTACAAACTGCGGATATTAAATTAAGAAAAATACATACTGGTATACCAAGTTTAATAGTTGATACATTAACAACAATAGTAATAAGTGATTATAATGGATTAACTTTTGAAAAAAACAAAGATAAAAAAGAAAAATGGGAAGAAATTGAGAAAGAAAATAAATTTGAAAAAATACTTGAAGAGGCTGTATGTCAAGGATTATATAAAGGTACTGGTGCTTTTAAAATATCATTTGATAAAGAAATAAGCACAAATCCAATATTAGAGTATTATCCAAAGGACAGAATAGAAGTAATAAAAAAACGTGGTAGAGTTCAAGAAATAGTATTTTTAGGCGATATATACGAGGACAATAAAAAATATATATTAAAAGAATATTATGGATATGGATATATAAAATATAAGTTATTTGATAACCAAAATAAAGAAGTTCCATTAAATTTTGTTAGATCAACAAAAGGTTTAGAAGATGTTATATTTGAAAATGCAAAAGCAGATAAAGAAGGAAATATAACTGAAAAAGGTACATTTATGTTGGCTGAATTGTTTAAAATAAATGAGGATGCAATATATGATAAGAAAACAGATAACTTTGATTCTGTGGACGAGGTTTGGTCTCAATGGATGGATGCTTTAAGAGCTGGAAGAACAAAAGAATATATACCAGAATCATTAATACCTAAAAATCCTAAAAATGGAGCTTTATTAAAACCAAATTCTTTTGATAATAAATTCCTTGTTGTAGAAAATGATAGTCACGAAGATGGAAAAGACAAAATAATAACCGTTCAAGGAAACTTTAAAACAGATGGTTATGTAGCATCATATATAACAGCATTAGACCAAGCATTACAAGGAATAATAAGTCCGGCAACACTTGGAATTGATACAAAAAAACTAACAGAACCTAATGCATCGTTCCAGAGAGAAAAAGAAAAAGTAACATTATGGACTAGAGGGAAAATTGTTAATGCGATAAATGAGACAATACCTAGTTTAGTTAATAAAACCTTAAAAGCAGTTGCAGTAATGCAAAAAGCAAAAATTGAAGAAGTAGAAGTTGGAGTAAGTTTTGGGGAATATGCAAATCCAAGTTTTGAGGCACAAGTTGAAACCGTTGGAAAAGGTAAAACTCAAGGTGTAATGAGTATTGAGGCAAGTGTTGAAGAATTATATGGGGATAGCAAAACAGAAGAATGGAAAAAAGAAGAAGTTGCAAGATTAAAAGCAGAGCAAGGTATTGTAGAAGTAGAACAACCTCAAGTTAATCCAACAGCACCAGTTAATAATGTGGATAATAAAACTACATAGGAGCAAATAAATGAATGAATATGATATTGTTAAAATATTTCAAGACATAGAAGAAATATTAATTAAATCTATGAAAAGAAATTTAAGCAGACATTTACAAGAAGAATTGAAAGAAGAATTAAACTGGAGTATGTGGCAAGCTGAAAAGTTGAAAGAATTAAAAAAATACAGACAAGAGTATAGTAAACATTTTGAGAGATATTTTTCTACAATAAACGAAGAATTAGAAGAACTTATAAAACAAAGTTATGAAAGTGGGAAATTAAATCAAGAAAATAAGATACTAAAAACTCTAAAAAATAGAAAAGTAGTAAATAGAAACAAAGTATCTAGTGCTACTTTTTTTAATATTAATGATAATAAAATTAATGAATTAATAAAAGAGGTTATGAATGACTTTAGAGCTGCTGAAAATAGTATTTTAAGATATGCAAATGACCAATATAGACAAATCATATATAAGGCTCAAGTTTATGCGAATAGTGGGGCTGGAACAGTAACACAAGCAATTGATATGGCTACAAAGGATTTTTTAAGTAAAGGTATTAATAGTATTCAATATTCAAGTGGTGCGATGGTAAATATTGCATCTTATGCAGAAATGGCAATAAGAACAGCAAATAAAAGAGCATATTTATACGGAGAAGGAACTAAAAGAGACGAATGGAATGTTTATACTGTTTTAGTTCCAAATAGAGGAAGAGGTTGTCCGTATTGCGTTAAATTTCAAGGGAAAATATTTATAGACGATGTATTTACAAATGGAACACCACCCAAACAAAATAAATATCCATATTTAAGCGAGGCAATGAAACAAAGATTATTCCATCCAAATTGTAAAGATGGATTAGTTACATATTTTGAAGATATAAATACCGTAGTTGAGGAGCCTACGCAACAAGAAATACAAGAAAAATCTAAAAATTATATATTAGACCAAAAGAAACACTATAATGAAAGACAGATAAGAAAATATAAAAGATTAGAAATGGGAAGTATTGATCCAAATAATATAGAAAAATATAGACAAAAGCGTATTGAGTGGCAAGAATATAATAAGAAATTTTGTAAAGATAATAATTTAAGAAGAGATTATAATAGAGAAAATCCTAAATTTACTTTACAAAATTTAGAGAACAGAATAACGCAGTTAGATATTAGTAATAGACTAAAAGGATATGCAGTTAATAATGTAAATATAAGTGGAGTATCAAGCCATTTAATAGACCAAATGAATGAAAGAAAGGTACTTTTCGAAAACATAGAAGAAACCTTGAAAAAACCACTAAAATTTGGTAAAATAAAATATAATAAAGATAATAAACCAAGTTTTTCGGTAATTGGAGAGCAAAGTACAATATATGTTAATCCGGAAACTGGAAATATTACAACTGTACACAAAACGCATACAAGAACAATAAATAAGATAAGAGAGGAACTTAAAAATGGTAAAGTTGATTAAAGAAGATATTGACTTATTGAAACAAATTAATGATAAAGAAATAAACGAATATATAGAACAGATGCAAGATTACACTTTAGAAGAAGATGTTGTAGTTAATTTTTATGAAGTTTTAGGAGAAAAATCGGCATTATATTTATCTCAAAATGATAATTCTACAAAAGAAAGCAACATAATTGAAAAAGTGATGGATTATATATATGATGTGACAAATAATTAATATTAAATATGATAAATGAGTGGTTAGAAATAACCGCTCTTTTTGTTGTGAAAAGAAAGAAGGTGAGAATATGGAAGAAGTAATTGTAATAAAGGACTTTATTGATATTTCTACTGGAAAATTAATAAAGGCAGATCCAAAGCCTATAAAAATGCCAAAAGAAAGAGTACCTAAACAAGTTATGTTAGGATTAGTAAAAAGAGTTCAAAAAGAACCAAAACAAGCAGAAAAAGCAGAAGAAACAAAATAATAAATGATAATTATAGCAGTAGAAATACTGCTTTTATTATGCCTCAAACCATGTGCTGGGGCTAATCAGCTAAACAAGTGTAGGTTAGAAATAACCACTCATCCAAGAGTATAAAAAGAGATTAAAAAAGGAGGTAGTGAATATGCCAGAACCAAACAATAATGGTGGAGATGTAACACCAAATAATAATGGCACAGTTCCTAACACTACGGGAACAAATAATCAAGTACCAAATTCTAGTGAGGGAATTGATTATAACAAAATTCAAGAAATTATTAATAGTAAAAATGCTAGAACAGAAGAAAGTATCTTAAAAGGATATCTTCAAAAGCAAGGATTAAGTGCTGAAGAGATGGAAACTGCTATCAGCTCATATAAAGAAAATAAAGCTAATGCAGAAAAACAAAAATCTCAAGAAATGCAAAACTTGCAAAATGAAAATGCTCAATTAAAACAACAAATTCAACAAACAATGTTGAATAATACTGCTAATCAATGTGCATTAGAGCTTGGATTAGATGTCAAGGTAATACCTAGTGTTATTAAGTTAGCAGATATGAGCAAAGCAGTAAATGATAAAGGAGAAGTCCAAAAAGAAGAAATCACAGCTGCACTAAATAAGGTTTTAGAAGATTTACCACAATTAAAATCTTCAAATAATTCTTCAAATGGTGGTTTTGTAAAAATTGGAGCAGATAACTCTGGTTCAAACAATGCTGACGACCAATTAAAGGAAATTTTTAAATATTAAAAGGAGGGCTAAATTATGCCAAATACAATTAACTATGTAACAAAATTCCTACCACAAATTTTAGAAATGTATAGAGTAGGTTTAAAATCTATGGCTTTATTTGAATCTAATAAAGCTATTCAAATAACTGGTGCGAAAGATATTAAAATACCAGTATTAACAACAAGTGGATTAAAAGACCACAACAGAAGTTCTATGGATTATAACTCTGGAAATTATTCTGATAATTTCATAACAAAACAATTAGATCACGATAGAGATGTAGAATTCTTTATTGATCCAATGGATGTAGACGAAACAAATCTAATTTTAAAATTAGCAAATATAACATCTACATTCGAGAAAGACCACGCAATACCAGAATTGGACTGCTATACTTTCTCTAAATTATTCTCTGTTGCTCCAGAAGGAACAAAAATAAACACAGTTCCAACAGAAGAGAACATATTAGATTTATTAGATGCAGATATAGAGGCTATGTCTGAAGCTGGTGTACCATTAGAAAGAGTTAAATTATATATAACTCCAGCTATGAATAGAGTATTGAAAAATGCTCAAGGTATAACAAGAACAATAAATCTACAAAATAATAGTGGTGTAATAGATAGAAAAGTAAGAAGAATTGACGATATTCAAGAAATAATCGAAGTTCCTTCTACTAGATTAAAAACATTATATGACTTTACAGATGGTTGTGTTGCTAGTGATACAGCAAAACAAATCAACTATATATTAGTTGATCCAGAATGCCAAGTTTCAAGAGTAAAACACGCATATATGCAGTCATTTGCCCCAAACTCTGACAGTAGAGTAAAAGACAAATATGCTTATGATTATAGAAGATATAATGGAACATTCGGATTAGATGGAAAAATCGAACACGGATTAAGAATAAATGTAGAGGCTTAAGAGCCCCTACATTTAAATTTTATTTTAAGGAGGTAACAAAATGTTAAAAGCCGTAAAAGGAAATAAAGTATATAAAATAGACGAAACAGCAAAAAAACGTTATTTAGAGGATGGATACGATATTTACGAAGATAAAAAGTTAATAGAGAGTTCTCCTAAAAAAGAAGTTAAATATGCTGATTATAAAAAATTAGAAAATGCTTATGAAATGCTAAATGAAGATGCAGCAGAAGTATTGAAACAAAAAGAAGAATTAGAAAAGAAAGTTGCTGAATTAGAAAGTTCTGCAAATAATGAAGAATTAGTTAATAAAGTAGCAGAGTTAGAAGATGCGTTAAAGAAACAAGAATCTACAAATGCAGAATTAGTAAAAGCTAATGAAGAATTTGTAAAATCTAACGAAAAATTAACTAAACAAATTGAAAAGTTAAAAGGAACTGGTGCAAAGGAGGAATAGTGTATGACTCCTTATGTGGATTTTAATTATTATAAAAATTCTTACTTTGGTACTGTATTTAATGAAGATAATAACAATTTTAAAAAATATGTTCAAAAGGCAAGCCAGCAGATAGATACATTGACATTCAATAGAATTGTAGCAAGAGGATTTGAAAATTTAACCGATTTTCAAAAAGAAAAGATTATGCAAGTCGTTTGTGAAATGGCAGATTTTATTTGTGAAAATGAAGATGTATTGGAATCTGCTTTTTCTAGTTATTCTATAAATGGTGTATCAATGGGACTAAAGGATGGATTAAATCTACTAAAAATAAATGGAATATATATACAAGAAAGTTCATATAATTTGCTTTCTCAAACTGGATTAACTTGTAGAAATGCGAGGTGCTAAAATGAAATATCCTAAACTTGTTAGAAAACAAAACTGTAAAACTGATATTCATATTGTGCTTTATAGTGAGGATAGTACAGAAAATGGCTCTCCTATAATTGCATTAGAGGACGACTTTAAATGCAATTATCAAGATAAAGCAAAAAGGATATTAACAAATGAAAAAGTTATTGTTGAGATAACTGGTTGTGCTTTATTTCACGAAGATATAGCACCAAATTTGGAAACAATACCAAGTGGAAAAGCCACTATATTTGGAGTTGTAAGAGATATAGCACAAGGAACAAAGGCACGAAATCCAGATGGAACAGTAAATTATGTGCAATTGGAGTTGAAATAATATGTCAAATAAAGTGGTTAGTTCAAGAGTTAGACTAAATATTAAAAAAATAGGGCAATTAAATTCTTCTAGTATTAAAGCTTTAGAAAAAACAGGAGAGGCATTACATACAGAAGTTGTAAAAGCTCAAGTTATGCCTTTTGATAGTGGTACTATGCAAAATGATAGTACATATATAGATAAAAGCAAAAGTGCAAAAGGAGTAGTTAGTTTAATTACTGATACACCATATTCAAGACGTATGTATTTCCATCCAGAGTATAATTTCCAAACAACTAATAATGCTAATGCTCAAGGGCAATGGCTTGAAAGTTGGATAAGTGGAAATAACAAAGACTTTTGTATAGATGCATTTGCAAAGTTCTATAAAAAGGAGGCTGGGTTGTAATGTTGACATTAGCAGATATCAAAGACTGGTTTAAAACATTAACAATTGAAAATACAGTTGTTGAGAATTTTTATATAGGTAAATTAGATAATAAAAAGGAAAAGTCAGTTGGCTTTTACCAATTAAATACTAATAATATACCTAATATTGCTATTGGTGGATTAGATAATACAAAGTATGATAAAAAGCCAATTAGTATGTTGATTCATTGGAATAATAATGCAGACGATACAGAGAAAGTCGCAGTAAATATATATAATGAATTAAGAAAACAAAAATATTTTCTTATAAATAATATAAGAGTTTATTTTATACAATTGCTTGTAAATGAGCCCATAGATGTTGGAACAGATAGTGCTAATGTTTATGAAAGAGTTATACAAGCAATTTTTTATTATGAAAAATAAGGAGGTACTAATATGGGTTTAGTAACAGCGGGAGTTTTTCCCGTATTTGAAAATAGTTTTAAAATTGGAACAAAGGGATTAGAAAGTACAACAGAAGATATGGTAACAGTAGCAAATTGCGAAAGTTTAACTGTTTCTATTGATAATGGTGTACAAAACTGGAATGCAATGGAAAAACAAGGTTGGCAAGATTCTTTACAAACTACAAAAGCATTAACATTAGCAGTAACTGGAAAAAGAACTGTTGGGGATGCTGGAAATGATTATGTAGCAAGTAAAGCTTTTGCAACTGGTAGAGATGTAGAAACTAAATATGAATGGACAATGCCAGATGGTACTGTTTTGGCTGGAAATTGTTTATTAAATGTATCAAATGTTGGTGGTGGAAACACAGGAGACGTTGGAGCATTAGAATTTGAATGTTTAAACAATGGAATTCCAACAATAACACCTGGTGCCTAAATTATGAGCCTCAATGAAAAATACATTGGGGCTTTTTTTGTATTAAAAAATGAAAAATGAAAGGAAGATTTATATTATGGCAAATATAGATATAAGTTCAAAATTAGGAAAAGAAAAACAAACAATAACAATAGCAGAGGGAAAAACTTATGAAGTAGATACTTCTGCGGAGACATATTTAATTATGCAAGATAAAATTGCAAATAAAGAATTTTCTCTAAATTCTATGTATGAAATGATAGAAGTGTTGTTGGGAGAAACAGCATTAAAAGAAATCAAAGAAATGAAACCTACACCAAATCAATTAAAAGTTATTGTGACTGCATTATCTGCTTTGGTTAGTGAGGTAAGTTACGAGGAAATGGAGAAACGATTTCAATAGCAATTATTTTATAGAACAAGGGTATGATCTCTTTGACGACTGGGATTTGATAGAAAGTTCTTTTGCTCAACAATACAATATTAGAATTCGTAGAGATATTTCTAATATGGAGTGGGCAGAGTTTTGTGCGTATTTAAGTGGATTAAATGGAGAAACACCATTAGGAAACATAGTACGTATTCGTACAGAAAAAGACTTTAAAACAATTCAAAATTTTAGTAAGGAAGAGAAACGTATTCGTAGTGAATGGATAAATAGAAAAAATAAAGAAATTTTAAGTAATTTAAATTACAACGAAATTATGAAACAAAGTAAGGCTCTTTCTAGTGCATTGGTTGGAATGTGCAAAGTAAATAAGCCTCAAGAAAAGGCGGGTGATAAGATGTGAGTGCGAATGTAGGAGCGATAGATTTAGATCTCGTTTTAAATAGTTCAAAATTTAATAAAGAATTAAAGAATGTCAATACACAAGCCAATAGAGCATCAAGTTCAATTGCAAGTTCTTTAAGCAAAATAGGAGTAGCTGTTGCAGCTGCTTTTTCTGTTAAAGCAATAATTGGATTTGGTAAAGAATGTTTAAATGTAGCAACAGAAACTTCAAATGCTTGGATAGGATTAAATTCTATACTTGTTGGACAAGGAAAAAGTTTTGAAAAAGCAAAAAGCTTTATAAATGATTATATTTCTGATGGACTTGTTCCTCTTAATAATGCAGTAACTACATATAAAAATTTAGCAGCAAGAGGTTACAGTTCTGAACAAATAGAAAAGACAATGATAGCATTAAAAAATAGTGCGACATTTGGAAGACAAAGTACATATAGTCTTGGAGAGGCAGTACAGACTGCGTCTGAAGGTTTGAAAAATGAAAATAGTATTTTGGTAGATAACGCAGGTGTAACAAAAAATGTTGCAAAAATGTGGGAGGATTATGCAAAATCTATTGGAAAAACAACAAATCAATTAACAAAACAAGAAAAAATACAAGCAGAAGTTAATGGGATATTAGAGGAAACAAAGTTTCAAAGCAACGATGCATCTGTATATACAAGTACATATTCTGGTAAAGTTGCAATGTTGTCGCAAGCATTTACAAATATGAAAACAGCAATAGGAAATGTAATACAACCAATTGCAAAAGCATTTGTACCAATAATAACAAGTGCTGTAAATGCTGTTACAAAGTTGTTTACTGCTGTATCTGGACTAATGGCTTTATTTGGATTAAAAGCAGATAGTGTAGAAACTGTTTCTAGTGGAGTTAATAGTTTAGCAACAGATGCTGATAATGCATCAGATTCTATTTCAAATATAGGAGATAGTGCAAAACAAACAGCAAAAGATTTAAAGAAAACTATTGCTGGATTTGACGAAATAAATAAATTAGAAGATAGTAGTTCTTCAAGTGGTGGAAGTAGTGGAAGTGGATCTTCAACTGGAAGTGTATCTGAAACTATGGATGTAACTAGTATTATAAAAGAGGATACTACTGCTTTTAATGGTTTAATTGAGAGAGCAAAGGAATTAGCATCTATATTTAAAAGTGGATTCCAATTAAGTTTTGGAGACACTAATTTTGGTGGAATATTAACTCATTTAGATGGAATTAAGCAAAATTTAATAAATATATTTACTGATGGAAAAGTTGTTGAATCAGCAAATAATATGATTAATCAAATTGCAAAGACATTAGGGCAAGCAGTTGGTAGTATTGCAAGAATAGGCACCAATATTGCAGAAGGGATTATTGGTAGTATAGATAATTATTTATCACAAAATGCTGATAGAATAAAAGATTTTTTAGTATCAATGTTTGATATAACAAGTAAAGATTTATCCTTAACTGGTGACTTATGGCAAGTCTTAGGAGAAATATCTGATGTGTTTTCAAGCAGTGAGGCAAAAGAAATTGGATCAAATATTTATGCAATGTTCTATAATCCTTTAATGAGTGCAATAGAAGTATGTTCAAAATTTGTAACTGATTTAAAAGCTATTTTGATACAACCTATTATAGATAATGCTGATAAAATAAAGCAAACAATGCAAAATCTATTAACACCAATTAAAAATGTTACTGGGACATTAGCAGAGGCTTGGACTTATGTTGGAGATAAGTGGAACGAAGTATATGACAATGCTATTAGTCCTTTTATGGAAAGTATAAAAACTGGATTAAGTGATACTTTTGGTAAATTTTTAGATGTATATAATGAGTATATAGTTCCTTTTATAACTTATATGTCAGAAAGTTTAGGGGTTTTATGGGAAGAACATTTAAAACCGTTAGCTGATAATATAGGAGCTTTTTTAAGTTCGCTTATGGAATTACTAACATTATTATGGGAAAACATATTAAAACCTTTAATTGACTGGATAGTAGCCAATATTATTCCAGTATTAGTGCCAATATTTGAAAGTATATGGAACACTATTAAAAATGTATTTGGTTCTATTTCTGATGCAATAGGTGGAATTATAAATGTATTTAAAGGTTTAATAGATTTTATAGTAGGAATTTTTACTGGAGACTGGAATAAAGCTTGGGAAGGCATAAAAACATTCTTTACTGGAATATGGGATGCAATAAAAGGTGTTGTATCAGCAGTATGGAATGCAATTAGTGGAATTGTAACTACTGCAATAAATGTTGTTAAAGGGGCAATTACTACTGCTTTTAATGGAATAAAATCTTTTATTTCAACAATATGGAATGCAATAGCAAACACTATTTCAAATGTATGGGATACAATAAAAACAAAAGTAAAAGAAGGTGTACAAGGTGCTTGGAATGCAATTACATCTGTTTTTGGAAATGTAGCAAATTGGTTTAAAGATAAATTTACACAAGCTTGGCAAAATGTTAAAAATATATTTAGTTCTGGAGGAAAAATATTTGACGGAATAAAAGATGGAATTGCAAACACATTTAAAACAATTGTAAATGGAATTATAGGAGGAATTAACAAAGTAATTAAAGTTCCTTTTGATGCTATTAACAAAACATTAAATAGGATTAAAGATGCATCTTTCTTGGGAATAGCACCATTTCAAAATATGTGGGGATATAATCCATTACAAGTTCCTCAAATACCTTTATTGGCACAAGGAGGATTTGTAAAAGCAAATACACCTCAATTAGCAATTATAGGTGATAATAAGACTCAAGGAGAGGTTGTTGCTCCAGAAAATAAAATGGTTGAAATGATAATGACTGCATTAAAACTATTTAAAGACGATATGAGTACAGAAGATTCCGAAGATGGTGGAGCTATAAATATTAATGTATTTCTTGATGGGGAATTAATACAAAGAAAAACTCAAAAAAGAAATGATAGATTAGCTCTAGCAACTAATGGGAGGTGTTACTAATGATATATGATGGTGATTTAATAAAATTGAATGGAAAAACGTTTAATTCTATTATAAGTTATAAATTGGGAAGAAACAAATTATGGAGTTCAGATACTGGAAGAAATATGGCTGGTAGTATGAAAGGATCCTTAATAGGCAACTTCCCTAAAATTATGTTAGAAGTAGAGCCATTAGATGCAGAAGAAATGTCAGAATTAGAAATAATACTTGATTCTCCTTCGATAGAAGTGGAATATTATAATAATAAATATAAATGTACTTGTACAGCAGATTTTTATGCAAATGATTATGAAGAAAATTTATTAAGAAGGTCTGATATGAAGTATAACTCTTTTTCTGTTAATTTAATTCCAAATGAAAGGGAGGATAAGCATGTTAAAAACATCTGATACATTTAAATCAAAAATGAAAGTATATGGAAAACAAATAAATATGCTTTTAAATTTTGGAAAAACAACAATTGACAAAACTTATATAAAGAGTGCAGAACCTTCCGTAAATGGAGAAATGTTTACTTCTATAATGAGACAATTAACATTAGAAGTAGAAAACTATACTTCAATAGAAGTAGATAAAATATTAACAGTAAGGCAAGTAAATGAAAGTAAAGTAAGAAATATAAATAATAGTAGAGTAAAGTATTTAGCAACAGATTTAAATAAATCTTATTCTGTGCAAGAAGTTAATAATATGAATTCTGGTATGTTATCTAGCACAAGAGTTAAATATTTAATAGAAAAAGAAAGCAGAGAAAATATAGCCTCTGCTTCTACTATTAATGTTAAACTTGGTGTAAGAGTATCAGAATTTGAAGATTACGAATATGTAGATTATGGAGAATATGTTGTTTATGATAAAGAGGATGTTGTTGATAAAAATTCTACAAAATTATATTTATTTGATCATTTAATAGATACTCATATTAAATATGACGACGAGCCTTTAAGTTTGGATTATGAAAATAACGAAGTTACAGTACTTGTAATTCTTCAAGCAATATGTAATAAATTTGAATTTGCATTAAAAACAACTGATTTTGTTAATGCAAATAAAAGAATATATGAGGATAAATATACTGGATTAAATATAACATATAGAGATATATTAGACGAAATTGCAGCAGTTGCTGGAGGATTTATAAAAATATTTAATAAAGATTTATATGTGGCTTATCCGGAGGAAACTGGAGAGACTATTGACGAAAACGATTTGGAGAAACTTACATTAGGAAAAAAAGTAGGAGCTTTTAATTCTCTTGTTTTAGGAAGAAGTCCTCAAGAAGATAATATATATTATCCAGAAAATATAGAAGATCAAAGAGTAACAATTAGAATTGATAATAATCAAATAATGGATAAAAATAGAGAAGATTTTATTGTAGATATTTATAATAAAATAAATGGATTACAATATTATGTTTTTGAGTTTACTAGCTTTGGCTTTGGATATTTTGAATTTGGAGATATAGTTACTCTGAAAAATTTAAATGGAGAAGAATTTAAAACGATATTATTCAATATAATTGAAAATATTGATTCTGGAATAAAAGGAAAAAGCTATACAGAAGAAACAAACTATACAGAAACAAAATATGAGTATGCAACAAGTATAGAAAAAAGGCTTACAAATACAGAAATAATATGTAATAAACAAGAAAATCAAATAAAACTATTAATAGAGCAACAAGGAGAAACAGATAGTAAAGTTAATTCAATTACAATGGATTTAGATAATACAGTATTGCAAATAAAAAATGTAGAAAATAATACGAATTCGCAAATAGAAACATTAAAGCAAGATATAAATGGATTAACTAATACAGTTACAAACACAGGTGGAAATAATATATTTTTATATGCATCCGAAAATTATGATGGAAATATTGAGGAGTATAGCGATACAGAAATTATAAATAATTCCGTTAGTGGTTTGGGATACAAGTTACTTGTAGGAAAAGCAACGCAAGTTGTACACGTAAAAAATGGTGTATATACAGTAAGCTTTTTATACAAAAAACTTATTCCGTTAGCACAATGTTCTGTAAAAATAAATGATATAGAGTATTCGTTAGATTCAACTAATTTTACGGAATTTGAAGAATCAGTAAATGTAACATCAAATATTATAAAAATTGAATTTATAACAGATACAGACAATTCTTGTTATGTTTTAGATTTAATGGGAAATATAGGAGAAAGTAAGATTACTTGGACACAAAATGCAAATGAAACATTAACTGATACTGTAAAAATAGGAAAAGGAATACAAGTTAATTCAAGTAAGAAAAACACATATCATAGAATAGATGCTGATGGAAACAGAACATATAATAAAAGCACTAATCAAATTGTTGCAGAGTTGACAGATAAAGGATTAGAGGCAGAAGAGGTTGTGTCAAGAGGAAAAGCTCAATTATCTGGAATGTTAGTACAAGAAATTAACGGACAAGTTTGGTTAAGTAGTTTATTATAAGAAAGGAGAAAATATGGCAAATAGTGGTTCTTTTAATACAAGTTCTTATAATAATAGAGGGTTAACATTTAGCTGGTGGATAAATTCTCAAAGTATAAGTGGCAATTATACAGATATAGGATGGAGTTTAACGGGAAATGGTAGCAAATCCGGTTATTATATGGCTGGTGGTTTCAAAGTAGTTATTGATGGTGAAACTGTTTATTCAAAGTCTACCGATTACCGTATAGAACTATGGAATGGTACATCAGTAGCAAGTGGAACAAAGAGAATATATCACGATTCCGTAGGAAAGAAGAATTTTAGTGCTAGTGCTGAGGCTGGAATATATTATTATGCTGTAAATTGTAGTGGAAGTGGAAGTTGGGATTTAACACAAATTCCAAGATACACAACTATTACATCGTTTTCTGTTTCTAACATAAGTGGAGCAGATGGATTAACAAAAGTAAAATTCAACTGGTCTGCAAGCGATACTTGTGATTATGCTTGGTATTCAAAGGATAACGGAAATAATTGGAGTGCATTACCTAATAACAATATAGTTACTGGTTTAACACCTAATACAAGTTATAATTTTAAATTAAGAGTAAGAAGAAAAGACAGTCAATTAACAACTGATAGTGGAACAGTTACAAGAGCAACATATAATATTGCAACTTTAACGGCTCCAAATAGCAGTTTTTCTCTTAATAGTAATGGATCATTAACTTGTACGTGTTCAAATCCAAGTGGAGCAAATTTAAAATACTATTTGGATTTACCAAATGGAACAAGAAGATATGCAAGTTCTTCAACAACTGCAACAAGTTATACTTGGTCGGCATCTCAAATACTTGCATTATTGCAATATATGACAACTACAAATTCCTCAACTATAAAAGTTGGAGTAGCAACACTTGTAGGAACAACAGAAAGTTATTTTTCAGAAAAAACTGGAACCTTATATGTTGTAAATAGTAATCCTACGTTTAATAATTTTACTTATGCAGATACAAATTCGACAACAATTTCTCTTACTGGTAATAATCAAACTATAATAAAAGGATATTCAAATGTTAAGGCTACAATTATTGCTGCTAATAAAGCAGTAGCAAAAAATTATGCCTCTATGTCTAAATATAGATTTATTATAGGAAGTGTGCAAAAAGAAGTTGCATATTCAAGCACAAATGCTGTTGAGGTAACAATAGAAGGTGCAAAGAATAACATATTTACTATGTATGCAATAGACAGTAGAGGAAATAGTAGTTATAAACAAATATCTCCATCAAGATATATTGATTATGAACCAATAATAATAAAAACAATAGAGGCGATAAGAACTGATGGGGTTGGATCAGAGGTGACATTAAAATTTACTGGTTCACTTTGGGAAGGTAATTTTGGAAGTGTATCTAATGAAATTAGAACTTGTTATTACAGATATAAAGAAACAAAAGATAGTAATTGGATAAATGGAGAAACTACATTAAAACCAGTTAGAGATGGCAGTAATTTTAGCTTTGAAGGCATAATAAAAGGAGATTTAGGAGCTAATGGATTTAGTGTAAATAAAAGCTTTAATATACAAGTGTTGGTTGCAGATAAGCTTTCAAATAATAACAGTAGTCCAGCATCTTTTGTACTTGGAACTGGTACTCCGGCAATAGCAATAACCAAAGAAGGTATTGCTATTATGAATATGTATGACGAGGCTTTAGGAGGAGCACTTCAAATAACGGGAGATGTATATATAAATGGAACAAAATTAAATTAAAGGAGGAATGAAAATGCCTAAATTTACAAGTTTTTTGAATTTATTTATGTGGGATACAAACAATTCAGAAGATTTAGATTCCAGTTATGACATTGATAGAGCAACAAACGATAACTGGAAACAAATAGATAGTAAAATGCAAGAACTAAATGATGGTAAAGTAGATAAAATAGAAGGTAAAAGTTTATCTACTAATGACTTTACAACAGCAGAAAAGAATAAATTAAGTGGAATTGCAAGTGGAGCTCAAGCAAATGTTTTAGAAGGTCTAACTTTAGATGGAACAGCTTTATCTGTGGTAAATAAAAAAATAGAAATAAAAGATGCAGAAGTAACAAATGCAAGAAGTTCTACAATAAAAGGGAAAACTTTTAACAATATTGACGCAAGATTAGAAGAAATTGAGGACGATATAAGTAATATTAATTCAAGTAGAGGTCACGTATATGGTATAAAAAGAAAAATATCAAGCAATTCTTCTAGCGCTTGGGAAAGAACAGACGATTCAATTGGTTTAGTTGCTAATGCTACAAAAAATGGAGGAACAGTACAAAACGATTTTGATAATTTATATCCTTGGAAGGATATTATATCATTTAATTTAAACATTACAACAAAAAAGAAAACAGCATTTTTTGGAGATGCTGATTTTAATTTTGATGGTTCTAATGGAGATGTATATACTCATATTCCTACATTTTGGATAAAAGTATGGCAACAAAATGATTATGATTACATACAAATTGCAGATTATGCAAAAAGTGGATTTATAAAAATAGACGAATTTGATATTGCAAGGTATCAAACTGGATTAGTAGATAATGTTTTAAGAAGTTATAGTGGATTAGTTCCAGCCATAAATAAAACATTACCACAATTTAGAACATTAGCACAAGCTTTAGGTGAAGAGTTTTGTGTAATGGACTGGAGATATTTTATATTACAGTTATTATATTTAGTGGAATATGCAAATTATAATTCACAAAGTACGTTAGGAAATGGATGTACAGCTATGAGACTTAATAATGGAGATGTTTCGTTATTAGCAGAAAGCAATACTAATAGATTTGTTGTAAATACTACTGCTGGAAATGCTTTTTATGTGGGACAAACAATTTCAATAGGTACAAATGCTTATGGAAATTTCTCTGTTGCAAATAGTAGAAAGATAACAGCAATAGCAGATTATGACGATGGAACGATAACTGGAAAAGAGATTACATTTGATGGAACTCCAATAACTACTGCATTAACAAATGTAATATGGTCAAGTGGTCAACATACTGGTGGATGTGATAGTTTAGGAATGAAATCTGGATGTATGGTTAATGATAGTAAACACTCTGTTATTTATAGAGGAATTGAGAATATATTTGGAAACGTATGGCATTGGGTAGATGGATTAAATATAAAAGATAATCAAGCTTGGGTATGTTATGATCCAGCTAATTATGTATCAGATAAATTCGAAAGTCCTTATGAAGAATTGGGATATATTAATGCAAATGCTAATGGAAATGCAAAGACATTAGGATTTGATATAAACCACCCATTTATAAGATTAACAGAAGAAATTGGAGGAAGTAGCTCTACATATATGTCAGACTACTATTATCAAAACACAGGAAACAGGGTTGCCCGTGTGGGTGGTGATGTGAACAGTGGTGCTTTTGCTGGTCTTTGGTGCTGGTTTTTGTACGTTGGCTCTTCGGTTTCGAATTGGAGCATCGGTGCTCGTGTTCTTAAATACCAGTAAAAACGGGGGTATGGGGGTGGTCAACCCCCATATATAAATAACTTAAGTGTAAGATAGTTAAAATATAATATCTTTTTTTATATAATATAGATATTTCAAAAATGGGATTTGGTGTGTCATAGACCGAGGGTTTTGCTCTTCGTTTTTGAGGGTTGCCCATGTGGGTGGTAATATGAACAATGGTGCTAATGCTGGTCTTTGGTACTGGAATTTGAACAATGACTCTTCGAATTCGAATTGGAACATCGGTGCTCGTGTTTTTATTTTTGTGAGTATAAAAATTTTATTGCACACCATTTTCCTTGCCCCTTGGCAAAAATAAGTCGATCTGGACTGGTCTAGTAGTTCCTTTTGAACGGAAAACCGGTAGACAAAAATAAGAAGGTATATTATGAAAAGAGAAAAAGATATTTATTCCAGAGTTGTTGCAAAAGACAATATAAAAAAAGCAATATTATATGCATCTAAAAGAAAAAAAGACAGAAGAAATGTAATAAAAGTTTTAGATAACATAGATTATTGTGTGGATTTATTAGAAAGTATGTTAAAAAATAAAACATACAAACCTAGTCCTTATCAAGAAAAGAAAATTCAAGATGGTGTAAGAAAAAAAGAGAGGATAATATATAAACCACGATTCTTCCCAGACCAATGTGTACATTGGGCTTTAATGTTACAATTGGAACCAATATTAAAAAAAGGTATGTATGAGTATTGTTGTGCATCGGTAAAGGGAAGAGGAATATTGTATGGAGCAAAACACTTAAAACATATATTAGTTGAAGACAGAAAAAATACAAAATATTGTTTAAAGTTAGATATTAAAAAATTCTATCCTAATATAAATAAGGAAATTCTAAAAAAGAAATTTAGAAGGAAAATTAAAGATAGAGATGCTTTAGATTTAATAGATGCAATTATAGATAGTTCAAAAGAAGGTTTGCCCATTGGTAATTATACAAGTCAATGGTTTGCAAACTTTTTTTTACAAGATTTAGATCATTATATAAAAGAAGAATTACACGTTAAATATTATATTAGGTATATGGACGATATGGTTTTGTTTAGTAGAAACAAAAAGGAATTACGAAAACAAAAAGATGCAATTGTAGAATTCTTAAAAAAAGAAGATTTAAATCTAAAAGAGAATTGGCAGCTTTTTAAAACTGAAAGTAGACCAGTAGACTTTTTAGGATATAGATTTTATAGAGGTTATACTACAATAAGAAGAAGTAACTTTTTAAGAATAAGGAGAAGAATAAGAAAAATATCTAAAAAAACCAATATTAGTTATAAAGATGCATCCGCAGTATTAAGTTATAACGGATGGATTAAACATTGTGATTCATATAATTTTACGCAAAAATATATGAAACCTTATGTAGATTTAAAAAAATGCAAAGGAGTGATTAGATATGAAAGCAGAAAGCAATTTAAAACCAAAAAATAGTTTTGAAATTGAAAATATTATTGATGGGAAATGTGAAATTGTCTTTTATGACAATATCGTAGAAGTAGAAGAGGAAATTGAGGGCGAAAAAGTAAAAAAATTTATTTTTGATATTTATCGTCTAAAAACGACTTACAGAAACGACCTAGAAATCGATTTATTTAATGACAACGATAAATTAGTCGCTTGGAGGCAAAAAGCCGTAGAAATCGAAAATAACGAGCTTGCGAGCGATATACGAAAAGAAAGGGATAAATTACTTGCAGAAACTGATAAAGAAATGGCTTTTGACCGATTAGGATTTGAAATTCCAGAAGAAATCACAGCTACAACAATATTAACAGTAATAAAAAATTTATTTAAAACAATATCTACAATATGTAATGGAGAAATGGCAAAATATAGGCAGGCATTAAGAGATATACCACAACAAGAAGGTTTTCCTCATAATGTAGTTTTCCCTACAAAACCTAATTCTAAAGAAAGAGAGGAATAGCCTATGGACGAAAAACACATTCAAATGATAATAGAGGCTATTCAAAGTGTTAAGTCGGCACATCATAGAATTGACCGACTGGAAAATGACATTGGAGAAATAAAAGAATTAACCATAGCAGTAAAAGAAATTGCTATGGAGACGAAGGCAACAAGAGAAGATGTAAACGATATGAATAGTAGATTAAAAGTTGTAGAACAAAAACCACAGAAAAAATGGGATGGAATTGTTGATACAAGTATAAAAACAATAGTAGGAGCAATAGTCGGTGCGATTATTGCTCTTATTTTAAAGTAGGAGGTGAATATTATATGAAAGAAAAAATTGCTAAATTAATAAATGTAAAAAGTTTAGTAACTTTAACATTAACTTTGGTAGTAGCTTATAAAGCTATAATGGGACAGATGGATATTGAACAAATATATTTAATGATCATAGCATTTTATTTTGGAACTCAATTAAAAGAAAGTAAAGGAGAGTAAATATTATGGAAGAAAAAGAAAATATTATTTTATCTGAAGAACAAGAAAAAGAATTTTCAAATGGAAGAGGTGAAGAATAATGAGTAATTCAAGTTTAGTAAGTGTAAATGTACCAGCGCATAGCAGTAATTATACAGTAGGAAGAAGAGGAAGAGTTATTGAAATGATAGCAATACATCACATGGCTGGAATATTATCTGCAAAGGTATGTGGAGGAATATTTCAAAGACAAAACAGAGGAGGAAGTTCTCACTATGGAATAGGAAAAGACGCAGAAATAGGACAATATGTTGACGAGGCAAATACAGCTTGGACTAATTCAAATTGGGATAGTAATTGTAAATCTGTAACAATAGAAGTTTCAAATTGTGAAGTTGGAGGAAACTGGGCTGTAAGTGATAATGTTCTTAATGTTTTAATTAAATTAGTAGCAGATATTGCAAAAAGAAATAATTTAGGTACTCTTGTAAAAGGTAAAAATGTAGTATGGCATAGTATGTATGTTGCAACAACTTGTCCTCGGAGCATATTTATTATCAAAGTTAGATTATATTATCGAACAAGTAAATAAAATAAATAATACACAAAGTTCAAATGAAGGGACAAAACCAGCAGACAATACTACAAAAGTTGACAACTCATATTTGGTAAAAGTAACAACAGACTGTTTAAATATCAGAGAAAAAGCTGGAACAAATTATAAAATTACTGGTCAAATAAAAGATAAAGGTATATACACAATAGTTGAAGAATCTAACGGACAAGGTGCTAATAAATGGGGGAAATTAAAGTCTGGAATGGGATGGATTAGTTTGGATTACACAAGTAAATATAATGAATCACAAGCTAAACCACAAACATCTACAAACGAAATATCAAAAGGAAATAAGGTAAAAGTAAAACAAGGTGCTAAAACTTACACAGGAGGAAGTTTAGCATCTTTTGTTTATTCTAATGTATATGACGTAATAGAAGTAAATGGAGATAGAGTAGTTATTGGAAAAGGTAATGTTGTAACGGCAGCAGTACATAAAAATAATTTAATAAAGCAATAACTTTGAATAGAGGAGATTTTTCTCCTCTATTTAATTTTTTTTAATTTTTCTTGAAGATCGCATAAAATATTAAATGACTGAATCATAGTAATGTTATTTAAATCTAATTCAACAATTTTATTTAAAATTTTTTTAACTTCAATATTATTAAGAAATTCTATGGGAGTTGTAGTATTTGCTAAATTATCTATAAACTCATAGTTTATATTTTTAGATTCCATAATAGTTTGATATTTTTCTTTATTGCTTATAGGAAATCCAACTTTATACATAGAAACTCCTAAATCTGTAATTTTCAAACCTAATTTTTCATTCAATAATTTCGCATCCTCATTAACAGCAATATAAAATATTCCTACACGAAACAAATAAGTTTTATTGCTGGCTTTCTTTTTTAATTCGGAATATTGATTAAAGATTTTACTCATTATTTTTTCCTCTTTTCTTTAATAATAATGACATCAGAAATATCACATTCTAAAACTTTGCAAATTTTTTCAAGGGTAGAGTAATGTATACCAGTAGTTTGATTATCCATTATTCTGCTTAAGGCTTGATAGCCACCGTTCCATATTTTTAATAAACCAATATTTGCTTTTCTTTTTCTCTTTTAATATTTCATTTATTCTTACATATACCATTTCCTTTCTCACTCCTTTACTATATCTATTTTACAAGAAAGCCACTTTTATTTTAACTAACCGTTGTTATAGCTGTAATAGGTTTAACTTAAAGCTAAAATAGGTAATTTACATTAGAGATAGTTTGTTATATAATGGAATGGGTGAGAAAATGGAAAAGAAAGAAAAGAAAGTTGAAAAGAAAAATGATGGTGCTTTTAATTTAAGATTTGAAGTATTCGACATAATTGATAAAATAAAAGATTTTCTTGACAAAGAAGAATTCGATTTACTAAAAGAGTATCTTGTAGAAAAAGAAAAATATTTAAAAGTAATGGTATGGGACGATCCAGCAGAAGATTATGTGAATAATTTACTAGACGATTTAGTACCAAAAGGCAAATAATGTCGAAATATGTAGAAACTTGTCAATGCAATAGTATCAATAAGTACGAGGAACAATACCTATAACACAAGATAGTTATATTATGTTTACTAATATGTTAAAATATTAATAGAGATATCTCAAATAAAAAATTCTAGGAGGCAAAATGGAATTAAATTTATTTGATAAAATTCTATATCATATTTTTAAAAGTTATAGCGATAAAATATATAAAAAGCTGGTGTTGTGGATGGATTTAATTGGTTAAAAAGGTAAGTATATTTTTGTTACTAACTTGTTACAAACAACATAAATTTTCATAAATATAGATAGAGATTTTAAAAGTTTGAAAAAGCAGTAGTACCAAGCAATGCATTGAAATTACTGCTTTTTGAAATTTTGTTGAAAATGTGTTAATTTTATGATATAATATATTTTATAAATAAAGAAATCGCTACAAATTAATGGTTGTAGC